AGTAAATCCTAAGTTTGGTTTCCTTATACTGAATTTCATTCATACCCCTTACGTCAAATTGTATCTCTCAGGGAATAGTCCCACCCTCAAGACGTACCCTATATTGTATTATACAAAAATATGATCTATAAAACTTAATGTTGGGTCAGGGACAAAACGTATTCTAATTCAGACTTTAGGATGTAATCTGGAATCAGCCCTGAAACTATAGCTAGGGGCTCCTTCTCACTAAATATTATCAAAGACGGGAGTCTGCGGATGTTAAATCTGTCTGCTAACTCTGGATTATCCTCTACATTCAATTTCACAAAATCCATCTCATATGTAAATTCTTTTGAAGTTTGTTCATAAATTGGTTCAAACAACTCACATGGGCCGCACCAATTCGCCCAACAATTTACCGCTACTGGATGTTTAGTACTAGGTTGTTCTACCAAAGCCTCAAAAGTTTCCAGAGATACTGGTATCAAAAAGCGACCCCTTGCCTGAATTCAGACGGAGAGAAAACTCGAATAAATTTATCAAGGTACACTCTATCCTTCTGTAATCTATCATCTATCGCATAAGCGTTGTCGGGAACATCAAGATGAGAGGGATGCTTATCCAAAGACCTTAAGTTATACTTTGAAAATAGCAACTGGTTTATCTTAGTTGCCCAAGGCTTCCCCGTCCCAGACCAAATTATTACTTCACTGCATATGTTATCCTCTATTACTGTTTCTAAGGCCTTTACTAGTTCTGTATTTACCCTGTAATATGGCTGTATAGGAGTATCCCAGAAAATTAAGGTATCGTCCACATCCACATATATTACTTTATCTGAAAAGTTTTCCATAGTATCTTAACCCCACATTCCTTGCAATAATTAAAATAAACCCCTTGAAGCTCTACAGAAGCCATAATTTCTTTGTCTTTTAGACAATTCCAACAACACATTATTCTTTCCTCGACTTAAAATATAGCGGGTGGCGGTTCCGTTGGTGGCTGTTTTTCCTTGAAGGTGGTTTCTATAAATTTGATTAGACTATCTAAATGAATGTCTAGATCGGATTCATCTATAGGAAGCCCCTTGAATAAATCTTCTTTACAAAGCTCTATACGCCTCAATATTTCCTGCCCCTCAAATATAGAAATAACCATTTCAGTTTGTACTTGAGGGGTTTCTCCTTTAGGGATCACCACTTCACTTTATCTGCCCAATATGCGGCAGACATTTTTCCCCGTTTTATATTTTTTGCATGTCTAGCTTTGAAAGACTTACGTCTAGCCTTATCTGCTTTACTGTCTGATTTAGCAGACTTTCCTTCACCGCTCACTCCTTGTTGACCAAATCTAATTAACTTGGTTTTGTCTCCTTCCTTCGCAACTACAGCATGAGACTTAGTTTTATGTTTAGGGGTACGCTTCGGTTTGTTGTACCCCGAAAATTGTTCTCCTGCGTAGGTTATACTTTTTAATATGCCTGCAAAATCTAACATTCATGCCTCACGTTATAGATACGACTCCGTGTATGCGCCGCACTTTTGACATTTACGCTCAATAACTGCCCCATTTCTGTTGGTTAGGGTAAACTTACTGCTGCAAAAAGGACACACCATACATATAACACACCGGGAGCCTTCTAAAGCGGCCTCTTCTGTAATTTCCCTCTCGCATACACTACAATTGTCTATTTGTTCTATTGCTGGACTAGTCATAATGAACTCCTTCTTTAACTTCGACTAAATAATTTCCTTGTAGAAAACAAGATACTGCTGATAATATTATAGACCCAACAACATAATTGCCTAGTCTAAAAGGACATAGGGTAGTATAATCCCAATACCAATCTACTAAATCATCCACTGTGCTTATTAACGACTCAGTTTCAAATTTGTGCAACAATTCGGGAAGAATAGTTGGGTCGGGAGCTACATGATTGTCTTCTATTACTGGAAGCCCTCTAAACTCCCCAGAATTCCTTATGCCTGTATATACATGGGAGTAAATAGCCTTGAGTGTATCATTAGTAACCATAATAGCATCTTGAAACTCTAGGTCTATCTCCGAATATTCTAATTCTTCCACCCCAGAAAGTATTGCATCAGCAGTATTTAAATCTAAATCTAAAGAATCTGAAGACACATGAATAATATGTACTGCATCTTCTATAGACTCTACTTCAATTATATCTGGTTCCCACGAATTAACTCTGTGGGATGTGAATAATCTCATCTACCCATCCTTAAACGTAGTTGGTTCCCCACAAGAATTACATACAATTTCTACGGTGGGAACTTTCTGCCTAAAGTTAGATAGTTGTAGTACAGGAGCATGTTTATGCCTAAAGAATTTTTTAAAAAATTTCATAGCGGTAGTGGTTATAAATACCGTACTATACGCTACTACGTCCAAAAAGGACACCTTGCACCGTTGGGGTTTCCGACCCCGCTCCATTAGTAAACGAAATGTTCTGTCGGATATCTAACGGCCATTGAGATTCCCAAACAGCCGATGCTGACACATCAACTAGGGTGCTTCTCTCCCTAGATGCAGCCGCAACTGCCTTCACATCAGCGGTCGTATCGAACGCAATCAAAGTGTCGTGGGAGAATGTAAGCCTAAAGCCTTTAACAACGGTTAATGGAGACACTCGTTGACTATAAGAAGCGTCAGCGGTTCCTTGCCAAGAACAGTTTGCTTGGTTAGTAGGATCAATAAATTCAGTAGCCATACTATCCTGACGATGCTCTACTTGTAGGCTATCAAAGAACAGGTTTGTGTTATGCTGGGCGGACGTTCCAAACCAAATCCTGTACGATGCCGAACTAGCCGGGAGGTGATACCTACATTCTAAACGCTGATAAGAATCAGTTACGTTAACTACGTCAGAAGTGGCTAGATCAGTACCATCACTATCTTTAATTTTCAGAATTACCGTAGCATCTGCATCAGAGGCATCACGAACATATATAGAAGCAATAAGATATGTGTCCAATCCACCAATATTAGTTATGGTAGCATATGCTCCCTCAAGGGCAGCGGAGTTCGCTGGATTTAACTGGAGAGAATAAGTTCCAATACGGGGAGTTGTGGTAACTCTAGTAGCTGGAGCCCCATCGTTTGTAATGCTCGTAGTGGAGTTTTCAAAACTCGGATTAGTAAATAAGTTTACTGCTGCTGGTCGATTAGCATTCTCAGTTACAATATTGTACAAATCTTGTGGGGTTTCTGCCGTTGATAATGTCCCACTCACCGGAACTATACGATTCCAAGCATGTACACTTTCTTTTACAGAAAAGTCTACCAAGTTATCCGACTGTGATCGGACTAACGTATCCAATTGAGTGGTTTGCGTTGTGAAGTTACCCATTTCCTATCTAATCCTCGCTTTCCATAGTAGTAGACAACTCATGCCTCTCTACTTCTATTATATTACTAATTCTCTCAGAATACACTTGAGTTGCATCCAAAGTGGAAGAAGTAAGTCCCATAATCAGTAAAAGTAATAACATAAGGGTTGTAAAGAAGGAATATTTACAGGCCTTACCCGGCCCCAAGAGTCTTAATGCCATTATTTATTCCTTTTTTGTAGCCATCCCACATCACCTTGAGCAGTAGAAATGGCCCAGTTAACCAAGGCATCTAATTTACTGTCCAAGTTTCTAATATTCGCATCCACTTCTTTAGCACGTTTAGACAGATGATTACGGGTATCAGACATATCTTCTTTCAAAGATTTTTGGATGTTGCTCAAGTCTATCTCCAATTTAGTGTACCTCCTTTCTAAGTAATATAGTTTAGTTAGAAGGTACACCGAAACTATGGTCAGTACCCCGGACACTCCATAAGTTGAAAAGATAGAAGCAATCAAAGCATCTATAGCCACTTACATTCTCCAATAAAAAACGCCATAATTCTATGGCGTTCCTTAATTATTATGCGGTTATAAATTACCCTTCCTCACCAAGAACTTCTTCCTCATCGTTAATTGTCAAACCATTGTCCTGTAATTCTATACGATTCAGGTCTAAGTCACCACGCTTAATTGAATGTATAACAGTCAATAGAGCATTATTTTGCTTCTCTAGTTCCTGAATACGCATCACCTGCCGCCCGATTACTTCATGTTCGCTCATAATTACCTTTTCCTTTACCACTTTTGGTCGTGGAGTCCCTTTCGGTGGTTCCACTCCTTCAAACTTTACTCGTGTTTCATCTAGTGACAAGCCTTGAATAATAGCGGTTTGTCTCATGAACAAATGGTCAGGCATATCGTCTTCGCCATCCCACATCCAAGGCTCTGTCTCGAATTGTCCGGTATTCTCATTAAAGTATCCCGGTATATCCTGCACTAAGTCCTCATTGCCCTCAAGCATACGCTGCTCTAAACAGCATACTCTAACCCTACGAGTTAAGGCAAGATAAGGATTAGACCAATCCCCTATCCGTTGAAAGGTGCAATTACAGAGGTCATCCCCATGAGTCCATGTGATTTCAGGCATACTTCTTGGATGCAAGCTATCGGTGAAAATATGGGGAGCCTCTGAAAAAGCAAGTGTCATGTTAGCCTACGTTACTAACCGTTCCATCTGCAATAATCTTGCGAAGAAGTGTACCGTTAGACTGGATAGCACTAGAAGTCCCAATCGCTCCAGCAAAAGCAGTTCCCTGCTTAAACACAATCGCTGAAGTCGGCTCGGTGGTTCCGAATGCCGTTTCTGCACCCAAGTAAAGGTTTTGGGCTACAACGTGAGCGTCACCAGCGGTAACCGTCATATCTCCAGTTGTAAGGGTTACAGCGGAAGAGAAGTTAGTATCCGCAGAAGTAACTTCTAGGGAATCGCCATCCCACGCAATTGTGGCATCGCTATCTGTACCAAAGATGATTGTCTCTTCATCAGCGTAGTAGTTCCAGTCATACCCTAGAGCAGAACGAGCCAAAAGCCTCGTGTCACCCGTTACGTCTGACATTTTAAAAGTAAGTTTAGCCATTATATTTTGCCCTCATCCGTGAAAGACAGACTATTCACATCCTCTTGAACATTGCGAGTTGTACGCCACATGGTCTGCTTGATAGATTTTTTCAAAGCTGTTGTTGAAGAGGTATCAGGCAATGCTGCCTCTATGAGAGTCAACACTTCCCCAACCATTCGTTTAGTTTGAATATCTAAACTTTGCAACACGCCATCTATGTACACACTTCGCATTATTCACCATTACATTACATTACATTCAAAAAATGGTGGCTCTGCCCCGAATTATCGAAGCAGAGCCACCGGGTTGTAAGTCTTTAAACTTACGTGTTCAGGTCAGCAATCTTGGCGGTGTGCCAGATGTTGCGAGCCCGAAGTTCAGCCATCGTGTAGAGAAGACCACGAACAACTAGGCTGTTAGCAGCGAAGTAGTCACGGTTTTCTACGTACTGAGTCGGCTGTGCTACAGCAATCTCGATGGAGTCTGTGTCAAGAACGTAGACGTTCTGACCAAGAACTGCATCCGCAGATGAAACTGAAACAGGAACGTCGTTGTCAGTCAGGATCGGAATACCAAGGTACGTCGAAAGGATCAAACCTGTTCGGGTACCGGGGAAAGTCCGCTCGTCACCAACACCAACCTCAAACTCTTCCTGACCAAGATATCGCTGCTGCGAGTTCAAGAGTCGTTCGAGTTTGAAGTACTGGTCATGACCCATGAGGATGAGGTTTGGCTCACCACCATTCTTGCGAATGTTCATGATTGCGTTGTCCAAAAGGTTCAACGACAGGTCACGGCCTGTACCAGAGTTGTACTGAACTGAAGCACCTGCATTCCAAGTGCCAGCAGTACGGTCAGCATACGTCAAGTTGTACGCTCGTACACCACCGTTAGCAGTGTAGTTAGCGTGGGAAGTACCACCAACTGCTGCACCGTCTTCCCAGACGATATCATCAATTGAAGTCATACCTGCCCGACTGAAAATCGCAGTAATGTCCCCGTCAGCAACAGCGGCGGTGGTCGTACCGTGAGTAACAACACCAGTAGAAGTGTTAACAGCCGAAACTGCTACACCACCAGTGTTAATCCAGTCGTTTGCGGAAGTGTCGTAAACTGTAACCGAGTCCCCAATCTTGAAGTTCTTAGCGACTGAAGCCGGGACGGTAGAGGTCGTAGTACTACCTCCACTGTTTATGTAAGCAGAACCAGCAAGGAGTTCTTCGTTGATTTCCTTTACGTGGTCAATTTCTGCGTTCTCATGCTCCATCGCAAGAATGTCTCCAGCACCACCCTCAAGGTTGGCGGTGAAGATTGCCTTCACTGCGGCACCGAAGGTCGTACCAACGATTCTCGGAAGGGACTGGACGTTCTCGATATTCGAGATGTCCACGGTCGGCAGAGAACCTGTCTCCGTGATCGGACGGGAACGTCCAGAACCACGGTCGGTCCTTACACGCCAACCAACGCTGTTGCCCCAAACCACACGGGGAAGGGCATTCCAGAAGCGAGTCTGGTTGTTTAGTGCATGCCACACTTTGCGTCCATATGTGGCATTGAAAATTCCAGTAGCGGAGTCAACCGTAAAGTATGACTGCTTCTGCATGAAATCCGGTCCGAAGACGTTCTCAAGCAAGCCACGGCCACGCTGCGCCTGACTGAAATACTGAAATAGAGATGGGTTAGTAGCCATTATCTATGTTTCTCCTGTAATTACTTTGAGGGCTGGGAAAGAATGCCTGAAAGGGCATCGCTTTCGCCTGCCATACTAACTTGCATTTCAGCCATGTCAGCATAACTCATCTTGGTAAGTTGATCGACAACAGCTTCTGGGTCAAACTGGCCGTCAGCGACCTGTTGACCAAGTTCTGCTGCTTTCTGGAGAGGGTCACCTACATCAGGGAGAATTCGAGACACGGGTCGTCCCCCGGCCTCAGCTTCCTTCCATCCGATTTTCCGCATCTGGCTTTCAACAGCCTCAGCAACTGCGGAATCAGCAGACGACTGCGCCTTTGACAAATCGGCAATAGCTTTCGCCATGATACCCATTTGGGCCTTCATGTAAGCCATGTCCATATGCTCGGGATCACCGTCTTCCTCTACCTGAGGGTATTCATCTGACCCATGCTCTTCCATACCATCATGCTCTTTTTGTAGGGCGGTATAGCTAGTAGCCTCACCAGCCTCAAGGGGCTGTTGGGCAGTTTCAGTTGAATTGTCTATGTTTGCATCTTCCTCGGTATCCGCAGCGGGCGGAGTAGCGGGGCTAGAAACATTCTTGTAGTTATAGTCATCAACTGGCATACCTGCTGCGGAGTCTCCGGTCGGAGCCTCGGCACCCTTAGCGAAACCAAATGCGTCACCAACCGCCTTTACAATTTCTTTTGTAAATGCGGCCTTAGCAATAGCCTCGGCCTCTTCATTCTCTGCTTCTGACTTCTCTTCGTCTTCTTTTGCAAATCGGGCGGCAAGCTGGGCAGACAGGTCGTTAGACTTCTGAAGCTGCTCGGCAATAGCCTCTAGCGCAAGG